CCGCCCGTGTTCACTAACTCACGCAGCGTTGCTGTTGTCTCAGGGTCAATGAGGAAGCTAGCCCTGTCAGGCTTTAGGTTTGTTGTGCTGAATGTCGAGCGACGCAAGCCAACTACGCCGACAGAGTCAGCGAATAGTGCATTCTCACCAACAGACAGTAATGAGCGGTGACTTACACACCCAAAGTTTTGCACAAAGCCATCATCTGTTGGCGTGTGCACACTCGGCGTGCCGGCATAGATGCCGAGTGTCATAGGCAGCACGCCCTGAGCAAAGCACACAATCAGCCGATCACGATGTGACAGCAGGCCAGTGATCGCAGAGCTACCCAACGCAACGCGTGGCCCAAGGTCTAGCTCAATAGCGTCATTGGGTGCAGGGTCCCCTACAAACGTCCCAGGTGCACGCCGTGCAGAGATGAAGATTGTGCTAGGCTTCGCGGGGCTGCCTGCAATGACGTGATACTCGCCGTGCGTGCAGCCAAACGCACCAATAGGCACATTGACATTGCTGCCTGTGCCAGCATCTACGAGGTATGTGACTTGACGGAACAGAGGATCAACAGGATCACCAGAGATGGTGAGTGGCTTGTTGATGCCATCATGTATCATCAACTTGTCTGCGAACGTGTTGAAGTTGGTGAACAGATTGCCTAGTGGCCAATACACTGTGTCAGGTGCAAGAGGCGCAAAGGTTGTCACACCTGCCTCATCAGTGAAGCAAATGGCGCCGCTGTAGCGTGTTGTGACTATAAGGTTGTTGAAGTATGTACAGTTGGTGATGTCAGATACGTCAACATCTACAAGGCTGAACAACTGAGTCCCTGGACGCAACGAGAGGTTGCCATCTGGGTCACGCTCGAAGTTGTCGAGCACTTTAGCAAACTTGGTATCCATGTTGAGATCATTGTCAACAACATTCCACCCACCGTCAAACTTCCTGACAGTGGCATCACGCAACTCATCTTGATGCGCGCGGGGATTGCCGAATGAGTTGATTTCAAGCATTAGGGCGGGGTCCACCAAATGTCTGTGCCACCGTCTGTGGTGGGATCAAGCGCAAAGCTCTGCTCTTCGTTCGACTTCACGCACTGCCGCATGCGTGCATGGAACATAGACTGCAAGCGTGACGTGTCACCGCTAGAGATGCTGTCGCCCGCAGCAACGAAGTATGTTGCGCCAAGCGACACCATCGTAGCATCGAGATGGATTACATCAGCATCGCTAAGTGGAATGAGTGGCCGCACATACGTAACCACTGTCACGTTGTCTGTGTATGTGGGAGGGATGATGATGAATGGTCGATGCGCAACATCATTGTCTGGCTGGAAGAAGATGCGCCCCACACCACCAACGTTGTTAGGATTTGCGAGCAGGTTCCACTGAGACAGCTTACGTCGCCCATCCCCAGCAAAGATAGCAACAATGTCCGCAGTGTTGTCAACGAACAAGCCGCGTGCACCAACCAGTGAACCAGTCAACAAACCATTGACCACAGGCACAGTGACTGTCTTAACGTATGTGATCCATCTAGTCTCATCCATGCAAAACACAATCGCATCCTCAATTGCTTGAGTGATGCGTGGCGATGCATACGTTTGCTGAGACAAACCAGGCACAATGCTCAACCGATTGAGCACCATTTGTCCTAGCTGTGCTACTGTGTTTGCCATCTATTCCTCAAAGCAAAGCGAGAGGCAACATGTGGAGCCCATGCTGCCTCTCTGACAATGGTGCCGTAATGCCACTTACGCGGAGTAGTGCGGCATCCCGTGCAACCCACCATTGTTTGACGTGTCAACATCATTGTTGAACATGAATGTTGCAGTCAACTCGCTGGTGCCATTGAGCGTGCTTTGCGGAGTGTAAAGGCCGCGCGGATCAACGCTCGTGCTGGTGCCAGCAGTCAGCACAGGCGCGGTGAGTGTGCCGAGTGTAGCAACAGGAGCCTGCGCAAACTCTTCTGTCACAACACGCGCGCCCTTGAACGGCAGACCAAGACGCGTCCCAGGCCCCATGGTGATGCTGCGCGAGGCAGTCAGCGCCCATGTGATTTGGCGAATGCGCTTGAACGCCTTGTTGCCTTGCACAGCCACAGCACTAGCAAGTGTGAGCACTTCGGTCACTGCTTGACCTAAGTAATCATACCCATCAACAGTGACGATGCTAGTTGCAGTGCCATCAGCAACCACCTGCACACAACGGCCATACGGCTCAGGCATTGTTGCCAATGTCAGACCGCTTGCCTGCACACTGCCCGCAGCATTGATGCTGGTAGACGGCAGGATGCCTGTGGATGCATTGACAACAGGCGCACCAAACGTGATGCGCGTGTCTCCAATGTCATTCACCGCAGAGAAGTAACGCATCGCAGGCACATACTGCGAGATGCGCGGCGGGAAGAAACTCGGAACTGTTTGCAGAACGGCCATCGGTTACTCTCCTTTCAATTCAGTAAGTCCACCCTGCCGACCACCACGGCGGGCGAGTGCAGCAGCAACAGCTTGCTTCGGGGTGCGCGGGGTACCGTTGTCTAGCTCAATGCCGCCTTCGCCAGCGTAGTCAACAAGCGCGGCCTCTTGCGTAAGGCCGAGCTTGGCGATTGTGGCAGTGTCATCGCTCGCAACGCAGATGCTGTGACCACGAGGGAAGTATACCATATACACCCCCTCAACTTCACGCTCACCATGCACAACCTTGTTGACGTGACGCGTGCGTGTGTCGCCATTAGGCAGCACAATCTTCACTTCTTTTGCGTCAATCCACGAGGCAGGCACTTTGTGCGGGCCGGGGATGAATTCAACCTGCTGATGCAAGCCGAATGCACCTTGCATGTGTCCACTCATTGCTGTTGCTCCTTAGTTTGTCACTACGGCGTGTGTGCGAAACGCCTTCCACATGCACCACTGACCCTGCCACACCACGCGGCTGCCGCTCTGGTCAGTGTTCCAGGGTGCAACCAGCTTCTTGGTGCGCATGTTCACATGCTCAAGCACATGCAGCCGCAGATATTTGTCATTGATGAAGTAGCTGCTGTCAACCGGGCACTTCTCGTCGTAGAGGATAGGCACGTTGTTGTGCAACACGCCCTCAAAGCCCAGGTCGAACATGCGCTTGCCAGCCTTGCCGCTGTTCAACGGCATGGTGAACTTATCACGCACCGCCTGTCGATAGATGCGGTAGTTGTTGCGGCCACTGAGGATGAGGTTAGGCTTGTCACCATTCAGTGTGAGGTCCATGAGGATATCATCATAGACTTCTTCAATGTTGGTGCTGTCCATGCCACCAGCAAACACATACGCACTAGTGCGCCACTGCGTCTGTGTAGCACGGTTGATGCCGCCAAGTATGCCAGTGTTCGGGTTCGCAGGGATCAGCGACAACATGCCAAGCGGATCAGTGCCACCACCAGCAGCGAAGAGATAGTCAGAGAACTTCTCTTTGATGCTCTCTTCAAGCACATTCATCTTCTCTTTCATCAGCTTGAAGATGGCCGTGTCACCACGGTTCTCATCTTCTTCCTGATCGGAGATGATTACAGAACCTGCAACACGTGACCAACGGTATTCAACAGTGTCGAACTCGTTTGTCTGTGCAACAGGCAGAGTGTCATAGTATTCGTATGACGTTACGTTCGGGTTCCGACCAGTGATGAGCGGGTTGGTGATATTGTAACCACCGTCCTCAAACTCAACACGACCAGTCGCGAACGCCCATGCTTGCAAAGCATTCGACTTGATGGAAGCCATGATCAGCTTCCGTCGAGACTTCTCAAGCACCGAGTGTAGGACGGTATCTAGTGCCATTGTTTAAGCTCCTTTAAGCGTTATAACCACTACGTTTCATTTCCCCGCGAATGATGCTGTCCCAATCTTCGTCTGCTCTCGCTGCACCTTGATGCGTGTTAAGTGCTGCTTCTGAAGTACCTCGACCATTCGGAAGAGGGGGTACATTATTCATCTGCGGTTGATTGCTCCCCTGAGACGGGGGTTGATTATGGCCTTGTACGCCTTGGGGAGCGGCCTGAAATTGCGGCCCCAAAGGTTTGGTGAAGTCTAAGCGTTGTTCTAGTGCCCACGCCTTGAGCATGTGAAACGCGCCATCTGCGGTAAGGGTCTTATCCTTTGCCATCAACGCTGCAATTTCATTCTCATGCACAATGGCTTCGGGGTACTTAGCCATGAACGAGTTGTATTCCCGTTCCGCCCTTGCAAGAGCTTCGTTTTGCCCTTGCTGTTGTGCATGGTTTGTTACTATTGGGGCAACAGCGCGGTTAATCATCGTTTGAACAGCGTTCAGGTCGATGCCGCCCTCTTTGCCCAAGAGTTCGTTCACATTATGCCCCATAGCAGCATACTCAGTCAAGAGGAACTTGATAGCTTCGTGGGGGTTCTTCTTCCAAGCTGCGACGATATTCAGGCCAGTTGCAACTTCGTTATGCGCGAGACCAAGTTGTTGAGGTACTCCGTTAAGATAACCAGATGTGTCTCTACTGTTCTGTGCTGTTTCCAAATCTGTTTCAAGACGCTTGATGTATGCCTGAGCGTGTTTGTTCGACTTGTTAACATTCTCATAACGCTCCCACCATCTACGCGCTTCACCAGCAGAAACAACCAAGCTGCCATCTGCTTTGCGAATGTTGCCAGCAGCGTCTTCTACGTGTCCGTCAGACAAGGCAGA